GTTGTGCATCCTTCCTTAATTTGTGATCACATTTTGAGATGTTGCAAAAATGTCACACTTTTTTAGAGTATATTGAGGATATATCAGTTAATTTATGCTTTAAATACAGTGACTTACAAAGAAAAACCTTATAAATATAGCAAATTCTTTTGAAAAATGCCCACCCTGCGAGGGCCACCCCCCGTTACCCAGTACGTATATATACACAAACACACAGAAGTGGTATTTTTAAGGGTGACATAATGTCGCATATACAAAGAAACACACTTGACAGACCCTATTTTTTGAGTATAACTGCGGAGCAGGAGCAGGACAGTTAAACTTTTAGTGTTTTAACTTAATAAATAGTAAATATAAATAAATAGTTTAACTATATAAAAAAGTTTGGACATAGGTAAAGTTTAACTTGACAGTTATACTGTACATCTGTATACTTTATTTAGTAACACACTAATAATTATAACCAATAACTTGTGTTATACTCGATATGTACCGTATTCTAGGTGTCTTTCTTCCTCACATTCCTCCTCCTCACACGTAGTTTATGGTACATATCGCCTTTTCAGGTAACATTATGTACAAAAACAAAGTAAGCTTGTACTCTTCTGAAGACGTAATAGAAGAGTTCTACGATGCTATAGCAGATGGAGACAGTAATAGACTAAGGAGAGTTCACATTCCTAAGTCAGATGTCTTTTATGTGCGTGAAGCACTGCAAGTTAGACTAGGAAAGAGTTTTACTTTAGATCATATTGAAAGAGCTATGTACTTAGAGGGGTTTCTTCAGCGTCATGAGGTGTTAGACCCGGACAGAGTAAGACCTGGTATAGGTTAAACTTTGTTAATGTAGGATAAATTAAGTGTTGACATTGAAATCTGTATCCATACAACTATGTGTATTAGGAATATTGTCAGCTTGTCAAACTATTACATATACTGCATCGTGTCGAGTGGGGGATACTGCATGTCAGAGAAACCAAGATGCCCAAACACTCGCTATTATCGGACACAAAGATGCAGCTACGGAACTTATGTGTAGCGATATGGCTCATTACGTTAACGACTTGCCACGCATATGCACAGGAACAAGTGCCGCTAGATGACGGTATAACAAATAACAACACTACCAATACCGACAACGGTAACGATATAACAGGTGACTTCTCTAACAACTACGAAGACTCAACTGTAGAGTCAAACAATACTAGTCAAGTAACAAACTATAACGGAGCAGGTTCTTCCCCGGGTAGCAGCCCGGTAATGTCAAGTATCTCTCCTACAATGATGGGTGGGGGAGGTAACGACTCTTGCTTAATCCCGAAGAGTAGAGGGCTTCAGTTAAATATAATTGGCCTATCTCAAGGTGAGATGCAGCAAGACCCACAATGTAATCGCAGGAAGAATGCTAGATTACTGGGGTTACCTCAACAGGTTGGTGGGTTAGGATTACAGGTGTCAGCCATATCTATTATGTGCCAAGACCCTACAGTGTTCAGGAGTATGATGTTAGCTAATACTCCGTGTCCAATAAACGATGCACGTACTGGTAAGTTGTTGATGGGCAGAAACGCTATCAACAAGTACCGTGAAGATCCTTCCACATTTGTAGTAGGATATTCAGAGGATAAGCAGTTTTGGGATACTCTGTTAAGAGTAGGAGAGGAATACGATGAAGAAGAACTTGTTGAAGACACTGGCCCTAAGTTGTCCATTAGTGATAGGTTCAGGTCAACTAAGCGCAGAAGTGACGGACCCAGCGCTAACAATGACGGGTCAGGAAAAGATTGACGCACTCATCACTTCTCTTGGTGCTATAAAGAACAGGGTGACGGACTCAGGCACAATGACAGTAGGTGCTGTAGGCTATGCTGCGCTGGGCGGTGTTATTGTAGATGATGCCATGAATGATGGACTCATTACACAAACAGAACTAGATGACTACCTAGCAGCACACGATCTTGTAATGACCCACGACTACGAGACAGCTACTACTGCACAACAGTTATTCACACAAGAATACCAGGGTGCAATGAATGACTTAGATGCAGCAATAGACTTACTGGCTGATGCATCTGCAGAGATACTAACTGCTACAGGTATAATGGAGACTGCTGCAACAGCAGACACATCACCAGAGCAGACTGCATTGCAGAACATGATGGCTACAGATGAGTACAGCATAGATCAAGCTGAAGTTGATGCGTACAACCAAGCTGTAGCACAAGTAGAGAATTACGCACAACAAGCTGGTGCGTTTATGGCTGCTGCTAACAATACTGAACTAACAGCTAGTATTGATAGCTATGCACAAGTAAATAACTTTGTAGTCGGCAACTACACAACCATCACGTATACACAGAGTATAGATGAATTTGTAATTAACTGGAATGATGATGGGTTTGGTTCAGGCTGGCAAGGTTATTTAACTAACGATATGAAGTCTGCCTCAGAACTATTTAGTGCTGGTGAGTATGTACAACAGTATGGAACTATGCCAGTACCTGTAGAGTAATGAGCATGGAGTTCAGCATAGGAGGCTTTAATGTCAAAGGCTGGATGGTTGCTGTGGCTTTGCCAGTTCTATCTGCTGTATCAGGTGGTGTCTATTGGGGTTATGATACTCTCAACAGGTTCTACGGTGTAGAAGATGGTGTTAGTGAAGCACTAGATAATACCAGCGCAAACGCAGAGCAAATTTTAGAACTACAAAAAAGCTTGACTCAGTTACGCAACGACACAGATAGAGATATAACAGCAGCAAAAACATTTGCAGCAAACGAACTAAAAGAAGTCGAAACAAACTTAAATGATGATATTGTTGCAAAAATGCAACAGTTAACTCAACAGCTAACAACACTCGAAGCTACAGTAACAAGTAGGATACAAACTGTAGAGCAAGCTGTAGTTGATAATGATGTACGTGGACTGAACTCTAAGTTAGCTCAGTTGACTACAAATATGCAGCAAATACTTGAGCAGCAGAAAGTTTTACTTGACTTACGCTCTCAGGTAGATAAAGCTACTACTATAACAGATGGTATAGGTGACAAGCTAGATATACTACAGACAGAAGTAGATGACATCTGGAAAGCCTATGATGAACTAGCGAGTAACCCTCTATGACAAAACTAGAAGAAGGTAGTAGCTGGGAAGCAGCAGACACAGACGGAGATGGCGTAGTCACTGAAGAAGAAATGGCTATGTACGAGCGTAAAGTACGCTTCGAAAATGAAGACAAAAAAGAGGATGCCCAAAGGAACATGGCTTGGTTCGCATTATTTGGGATGCTCTTGTATCCGTTTTCTGTTGTACTAGCTATAGCATTAGGACTTAGTGAAGCAGGTAAAATACTAGGCAGCATGGCAAGTGTTTATTTTGTATCAGTAGCTGCTATAGTTGCAGCATTCTACGGTGGACAGGCTTACTCGAAAGGTAAAAGATAATGGGAATGACTCAAGCAGAGAAACGTAAATCAGCAGTAAAACGTGCTGGTGTTTCTGGTATCAACAAACCAAAGCGCACACCTGACCATCCTAAGAAGTCACACATTGTTGTGACTACAAAACCAAATGGAGATCCCCTTACTATTCGTTTTGGACAAAAGGGTGCTAGTACTGCAGGTAAACCTAAAGCAGGTGAATCTGATAGAATGAAGAAGAAACGTGCATCTTTCAAAGCACGACACTCAAAGAATATAGCAAAAGGTAAAACCAGCGCAGCTTACTGGGCAGATAAGGTTAAGTGGTAATGGCAACACCAACAAATAAAGCTTTATATAATAGAGTAAAGAATGAGGCTAAGAATAAGTTTAAGACATGGCCCAGCGCATATGGTAGTGCTTGGTTAGTAAAAACATATAAAGCACGTGGGGGCAAATACAGTGGCAGTTCAGCGAACAAAGTCAAGTCACGTTCTAAAAAGTCGTAGAGGTTTTAACAAGGGCGGTTTAGGTAAGTGGTTTGGTGAAGAGTGGACAGATGTAAAGACAGGTAAAGAGTGTGGACGTTCTGGTGGCAAAGATAAGAACAGACCATATCCTGCATGTAGACCAAAGGCAGTAGCTAGTAGAATTAGCAAAGCAGAGGCAAGAAAGAAAACTGGACCAGCAAAAGTTAAATGGTCTGTAACAGCGTCAGGAAGGAAGAGGACGTGAAGAAGAAGTGTCCAAAGTGTAAAGGCAAAGGGTGCGCTCATTGTGGGGGTACTGGTTATCATGACATGAACAAAGGTGGTATTATGAATAAAGGAATGAAAGCATTAAAAAAAGCTGCACCAGAAGTAGCAAAGAAAATGGGTTACAGCTATGGTGGTATGGCTAAGAAGCGTATGGGTATGGCTCATGGTGGAATGGCTTGTGGTGCGTCTAACCCTCCAGCTAGACCAATGAAGAAGATGAAAAAGTAAATGGTATCTAGAAATTACAACACAGTAACTAAAGGTTTAACAGTTACCGCTACATCAGGTGGTGCTAATTCTGATGTTGTATATACGTGTCCTGCAAAGTTCGATGCAGAGATAGACTTTCTTCATATTACTAATGGAGATTCAGCTAATCATAATATAAGCATTCAATGGTATCACGCAGAAACCAACACGTATCATCATATATTAAACGATAAGTCTGTATCAGGTAAAGATGTATATAATGTCATTACAGCAGATAGAATCTATTTACATGCAGGTGATAAGATAACTGCCTTTAATGCTGGCGGTAATTTAGAAGTATTCTTATCAGGTAGAGAATTTTTTAACTTGACTAGATAGCATAACGGCTATACTATATTAACAGTACTATAGCGCTAACATTTATGTATAACTACCCTTGTACAAACACAAGGAGAAAGTACATGAAACATTTTTTAAAACGCATGTGGAATAACCACGTAATCAGACAACAAAAACGTGCAGACTTTAGAATGCTACATATGTTGTCAGACAGAGAACTAAATGATCTAGGAATAGGTAGATCAGAAATAAGGAACGCAATTTATGGCAAGGACATTAACTGAAAGACAACAAAGGTTCTTGGATGTATTATTTGATGATGCTGGAGGTGACGTTGTAGTTGCTAAGAAGTTAGCTGGCTATGGTGACAACTCCAGCACAACAGCAATAGTGGAGGCTCTTAAAGATGAAATCGCTGAAAAAACTAGGACTTACTTTGCTCGCACTGCCCCGAAAGCTGCTTATGCTCTTATGGGCGCTTTGCAAGATCCCACTCAGTTGGGTATCAAAGAAAAAATGATAGCCGCTAAAGATGTGCTTGACAGAGCAGGTCTTGGCAAAGTAGA